GTAGTGCGTAACCTTGCCAAGGTTAATGTGCGGGTCCGATTCCCGCTATCCGCTCTAAGGCCCTATCTTCTAGTGGTCAGGATACCAGGCTTTCATCTTGGTGAGCAGAGTTCAATTCTCTGTAGGGCTACAAAGTTCTGATATAATTATAGTGTATCTGCCAAATGGGGATACATTAACTTATTCGCTTGAAAGGGGAATAAAATGGTAACACAATTTGCAATGGATCTATTCAATGATCCTTTTTTTATTGGCTTTAACAGAGAGTTAGGCCGTTTGAATACAGCACATAAGGTAAATTCACAATCCTATCCTCCATATGATCTTCTTAAATTAGATGAAGATACATATAAACTATCTCTTGCTATTGCAGGATTTACAAAAGAAGATATTGACGTATCAGTAGATAATGGAACCTTGGTAATTAAAGGTGAAATTGTAGAGGTTACAGATGCTGAAGTTGTTCACAAAGGAATTGCTGGTCGTAAATTTGTACGATCTTTTGCTTTAGGTGAATACATGGAAGTATCCAGTGCCGAACTAAAAGATGGACTGCTAACAATTAATATTGTTCGTGTCATTCCTGAAGATAAAAAACCTAAAGTAATTAAAATAAAATAAAATAACAACCTTGGCATGTTGTAAAACTGCCTATTTTTTGATATACTTAGATATAACTATAGGAGAGTTTATGCCAAGATATGACTACAAGTGTTCTGTTTGTTCTTCACAAATTGAGTTTGAAAAAAAGTTTGATGAAGAAAGATTTCCAGTATGTTGTAATCAGTCTATGCAAAGGCTTTGGAGTGCTACTACTGCAATATTCAACGGTAGTGGATTTTATTCAACCGACAACAGAAAGTAGATGTATAATATGAGTATGACTAATACTATTCAAGATCATCCAAGTGTAAAACCTAAAGAGTGGACTTTAAGTGCAAAAGACCGTTGCGATTCTTGTGCAGCAGAAGCATTAGTAAAAGTTAATGGATTAGGTGGAGACTTGATGTTTTGTGGTCATCACTACAACAAGATTATAGATGACAAAATTGGGTATTCAAAAATGATGAACTTTATGCTTACGATTATAGATGAGCGTGAAAAGTTAGTTAAAGAATAAAAGGGGAGCAATAATAGTGTATGAGTATTTTGTAAAAGAAGTAAAGAATGTTGTTGATGGAGACACTATTGACGTAATTATTGATTTAGGTTTTGATATTTTATTTTTTTCCCGTGTTCGCTTGGCAGGTATTGATACGCCAGAATCACGTACAACAGATAAGGCTGAAAAGGCTCTTGGTCTTGAATCTAAAGAATATTTAAAGAAACAACTTAAGGATGCAAAATCTGTTGTTATTCGTACAGAAAAAATGAACTCATCTGAAAAATATGGACGCATTCTTGGCTGGATATATATTAACGGAGAGTCTGAATCAATTAATAATAAGATGATTAACGATGGATATGCTTGGGGATATCTTGGGGAAACTAAGATTAAAGATTTTGAAGTTCTTAAAAAAGCCAGAACAAAGTCTGGCAAATGAAAATAGTTTTTTATTTTACAGCAGAATGGTGTAATCCCTGTAAAAAAACAAGGCCAGTTGTTGAAGAGATGAAAAAAGAAGGTTTTCAGTTTCAAATAATTGATGCTGACTATGAGCAACTTTTGACTAGACAATTTCAGGTTAAGTCAATTCCTACATTTATTTTATTAGAAGATGGCAAAGAACTTGATCGTGTGACTGGGGCACAAACAAGGGCAGAGTTGGAGAACTTTATTAATTATGAAAAAACTATTCAAGAGAATCTTTAATCCAGAGGAGAAACCTATGACTTCAGATGAAAACGAAATGCTTGAAAATGAAATGATTGAAAAGTTAATTCTTGATGGTGGCCTAGAAGTTGCGGGTATTGATTCTGAAAACGGATCATTGCTATACTCATTCACCCCTAAAATTAAAGAATTAATGCCAGAACTTTATAACGATCATCTTAATAGAGTCAATGCTGAGATACTTTCTTTATGGGAAAGAGCATATGTAGACATAGATTTCTTGGCAAAAGAGCCAGTGGTTACTCTTACAAATAAATCTTTTGATCCCGTAGAAATGTCAAAACTACGCAAGCAAGACGTTTGGGCCATAGAAGAACTTAAACGCCTTACTGGTAAAAAATAACTCTGATATAATTTAAACATGGGTCATATTGTAGAAGGCGATTTTGTAATGGGTGAGACCAAGGTCGGTCTTGTTCATGGAAAAGTTGAACATATAATGATAGAAGGTGGAACTCTTGGCAGTGAGGGTTCAGAATATGCTCTTCAATCAATGCCTCCAGAAAACCCTGCAATGTCCGTTAGAATTTATGAAGAGCAAAAAGAAAAAGGTAGTTGGAAAGAAAGTGCGTACAGCATTGGCATGATGCATAATGATGCTACTAAATTAGATAGATTAGAAGGGCATCACATGAACACAGATATGGAAATGGGAAAGTCTTATCATTCAGATGATGAAGAGATGGACAAGTGGGATAACGTAGCAAAAGCCTGCTGGGTTGGATATGAACAACGTGGTATGAAAGATAAAGGTGGACGCATGGTTCCTAATTGTGTTCCTGTTGGAAAAACATACGACATAGATGATGAAATGGAAAAAGCAAAATCAGTTTCTGTCGGAGATCATGTAACATTTGCAGTTCCAAAACCACCAGATAAAACAGAATCTGCACACGGAATTGTAGAAAGAGTTGAACGTTCAGGAACAGTAAACATTGCAGGTACAAATGAAAAAGTAGAGGCATCTGCAGACAATCCTGTAGCAGTTATAAGAGTTTATGCAACAGATGAAAAAGGTAAAAGAACAAAAACCGATAGACGTGTTGCAAAACCAGTTAAATCTTTAAGAGTTTCCTCTGAGCCAATTGATAATGAAAAAATGTATGACATGGATGATACTATGGCAAAGGCTTCTGAATCAAAGTTAAGAGAACTTGTTGAAAGTTATAATAAGGGTAAAGATAGCGATAAAAGAATTACCGTGGCAACCTTACAAGCAGTTTATCGTCGTGGCATTGGAGCATACAGAACTAACCCATCATCAGTGCGTGGCAGTGTTTCTAGCGCAGAACAGTGGGCAATGGGTAGGGTAAATGCCTTTATGGCTGGCTTACGTGGAAGATTTCCAAGAAAACCATTTGATTTAGATTTATTTCCAAAAGGACATTCAAGATCAACAAAGAAATCATTGTTTGAAGATTTTGCAAAAAGTGTAGACAAACCACAAAGAATAACAAATCTTTTACTTGATTCTAAACCAATAAATAAAGATATAGATGGTTGGGGTGGATCTATATTTGATTTAAATCCATTTAAAAAATAATGCCAAAGAAAAAATCAACAGCATTCAACCCTACACAAATAAAAAATGGCAGGGTTGTTCGTTTAAGAAAAGACGGGACTGTTAAGGCAGACCTTGGTCCATATCCAAAAACAAAGATAGGGGTAACTAATGGCAAATAAAGAACAAAAGGGTAACGCTAATAAGAAAAAAGAGCCAAAGATGACTCTTAAAGAAAAACGTGTTGCTAAACAACAAAAACAGGATAAAAAAAATGGCTGATACATACACACCTACTTCTGGTATGAAGGCTGCTGCACGTCGTGCTTTGAAGTGGAAAGCAGATGGCAAGGCTAAGGGAGCAGGAACTCCAGTAGGCTGGGGTCGTGCAACTGATATTGTAAATGGATCAGTAATGTCTCTTAGTACTGTTAAAAGAATGTATTCTTTTTTTTCACGTCATGAAGTAGATAAAAAAGGTAAAGGATTTTTTGATGGCCCAGAGTTTCCATCTAACGGAAGAATTATGTGGGATGCTTGGGGCGGAGATGCAGGGTTTTCGTGGAGCCGTGCAATTGTAGAAAGAGAAAAGAAAAAAGTAGAAAAAATTTGGCAGGGAACTGCCTTTGATCTAAGAAAGTAAGGGGGGCGTATGGATAATCTAGAAAAAAATGAATTAATTCAGTTAATATCATTCTATAAGCAAAAACTATCTGACGTAGAACTAGAGTCATTAAAACTACAACTTGAAGTTAATAAACTTAACTCTATGGTTTTAGGTTTGAGCAAAGAATCAGTTAAAAAGACTAAATAAAATGGAATATTTATTGGTTATAGGCTTGACATTGCTGGCTTACTGGTCTATAATTAAGATATCAAATAAAAAAAGAATATCATTTTTAAAAAAAATTAAATATCGGCAAAGTGATATTTATGAAATGATTAAAGATTTTATTCCAAAACAAAGGTTTGAGAAGCCTAAATTTATTACTCAATCTCAAAAACATGTTCAAAAAAACATGTTAAAGGTAGTAATAGAAAAAGATAAAGCATATTGGATATTAGATAATGTTTTTTATACTGCTAATGCTATTAACGGCAGGATAGATGAAGATACAGCAAAACCATTAGATATTGAAAATATGTCAACAAAAGAATTAGATAACATGTTATCAATACTTGATGACTTAAAACAAGGAGTGGGACCAGATGATAGTGGCAGTGCAGGGAACGAAAGAGTTTAACCAGTACAACATCTTTTTACGTGCCATGAGTGTTGCCTTGTCAGGAATGAAAGATGAGGATAATGAATTTATTATTTACTCCGCTGGCCCATCAAAAATAAATAATTTTGTTTCAGAGTTCTCTAATTTATCAGAACGTGGAATGAAGGCAAGAGGCAAAAAGATTAAATTTTATAACGTAGCACCTGCATGGTTGAGCGAAAATATAAATCAAATTAATTATTTTGCTTTTTTAAGTAATCCAAAAGAAACCAAATCAAAATTGGTTTTAACTGCAGAAGCAAACAACATTGACGTTGGTCTTTTTAAATATTAGGAGAAAAAATGATTATTAGAAGTTTAAATACAATGGAAAAAATTGTAAGTAAGAATGAAAACCTCATCTGGAATGCGTGGGATGTAATTGATTTAAAAGAATCTGATGCAGCAAAAACCTCTCCTATGGGTATTAGAGTAAAAAACAAATGGTACTTGCATAGAGTTTATAAGCCTGGTCGTCATGGTTGGGATATACCAAATAAGTATAAGGATTAACTTTGAAACAGCATTTATGGAAAGATAAGGCTATATGCTTAGGTCTTGATACAAACTTATATTTTGATAAGTATGAAGATCAGGAAGACTCTAGGCATGGAGTTGATGCACTTTGCAAGCAGTGCCCAGTCAGGAAAATATGTTTTGCTAATGGGGTTTCTGGCAAAGAGTGGGGTGTTTGGGGTGGTGTATACTTAGAAAGCGGAGAAGTTTCAAGAGAGTTTAATAAACACAAAACTAAAAAAGACTGGTCTGAAACTTGGCAGTCTCTAACTATGGAGTAAAAATGATTATACAAATAATTGGATTACCTGGTTCTGGCAAAACAGAACTTGCAAAAGCACTGAAAGAACGCATCAATGCCATTCACCTTAATGCAGATGAAGTTCGTGCAACAATTAACTCAGATCTTGGTTTTGCAATTGAAGACCGAATTGAGCATGCTCGTCGTATGGGTGAAACAGCAAGACTAATTGCTAAGCAAGGAGTTGCTCCAGTAATTGTTGACTTTGTGTGCCCCACTGAACTAACTCGTGCAGCATTTGGTAAGCCTAACATTTTAGTGTTTATGGATACTATTTCTGAAGGTCGCTATGAAGACACTAACAAGATGTTTGACAGACCAGAAAATTTTGATGAAACATTTATTAATCATTCTTTGACTCCAGATCAGAAGGCTACGCATATTATTAAGAAGTTTAATTTACATGATTGGTCAGCACCCACGACATTGATGTTGGGTAGGTACCAGCCATGGCATGAAGGTCACCACGCCCTTTACAAGGAAGCGGGTAAGAGAACAGACCAGGTACTGCTTGGAGTTCGTAATACCTACAATACAAGTGAGAAAGATCCTCT